GAGCAAATACGCGGACCTTGCAAAAGGTCAAGGATATGAACCAGTCCAGAAGATAGGGGTTCATGCCATGACACTTAAAGCAGTAGTCAGGGAGCGTCTCGAATCTGGACGTGAGATGCCCTCTGACTTATTTAAAACTTACGCGGGTAACAGTACAAAAATCACGAGGAGGTAGAAATGAGTGACGAGAAACAAGTAGCGATAAAGAAAGAGGCAGAGCTTCCTTCAACAATATTGTTTGAAGAAGATTCTGCAGCAGGTTTTGAGAATGTAAAAACAACTAGTTTGGCTTTACCTATCTTAAAACTTTTACAAAATAGTTCAGGAGAGGCACAGAGACGTAACCAAAATTACGTGGAGGGTGCAGAACCTGGGATGCTTTTTAATACAGTAACTAAAAAACTGTATGATGGAGCAAAAGGGGTAACAGTAGTGCCCTGCCATTATAAGTTAGAGTACCAAGAATGGGCTGACTTTGGAACAGGATCTGGTAGACCAGAAAATATTTTTCCAGATGGCTCTGATATTCTATCTTCCACTACAACAGATGGTGGGGGTAAAGATAGATTACAGAATGGTAACTTTATATTAACTGTTGGTCAACACTATGTGTTGGTCATAGGAGATGATGGAGGAGCTGAACAGGCTCTAATATCTATGAGTTCATCTCAAGGTAAGATAAGTAGAAAATGGAACTCAATGATGATGTCTATTTCACTTGATGGAAAAAATGGCCCTTACACGCCACCATCATTTAGCCACTCTTATAAACTAACTACTGTTTTAAATTCTGGCAAGGGTAATCAATGGTATGGTTACAACGTTATTAAAGAAGGTCCAGTTAAGGATGCTGCTTTATATGAACGTGCTAAGAAGTTTTACACTAGTTTAGCCGGTAAATAGTGTGAATAGTAGGCGGCTAAGGGAGACTGGAGCCGCCTATGCTACAGAGTGGAAATGATTGAATTAGATAAATTTATAAAAATATTTGAAGGACTAAATAGTGCTTACGGCCAAACTGTCAAGACAGATCAATTTAGTGAAAAAGGTAAACACAAAACTAAATCATTTACAATATCTAACCCTGTAACAAAAAAATTATGGAGAGAGCATTTAGAAGGTAAGGATCCTGCGTTAGGTATTGTTCCTATCAATCAAGAAAATAAATGTAAGTGGGGTTGTATTGATATTGATACATATCCTTTTGATCACAAAAAATTTATACAAAAACTTAAACAAAAAAATATACCTATGATTGTTTGTAGATCTAAGTCTGGTGGTGCACACGCTTTTCTTTTTACAAAAGACTTTGTTCCTGCAACAGTTATAAGAGCAAAATTAAAAATTATTGCATCTGCAATGGGTTTCGCAGGGGCAGAGATATTTCCCAAACAAGACTACATAAGAGTAGATAGAGGAGATACAGGTAGTTTTTTAAATCTACCTTACCATGCGAACGAAAGAACAGTTAGATATGCATATGGATTAGAAGGTAATGTTTTAACGTTAGAACAATTTTTTACTTTGCATGAACAAGTAGCTTTGTCGATAGATAAATTAAATGAGTTTGTTATAGAAACTAAAGAAGAGGTAGATCATTTTAAAGGCATGCCTCCTTGTCTAGTAACATTGTTAAGTGATGGCGTGCCAGACGGACAAAGAAACAATTGCATGTACAACGTAGGTGTATATTTAAAAAAAAGATATCCTGATAAAGATAAATGGCAAGAGCATATGTACATGTATAACAAACAATATATGCAACCACCTCTTGATGTTACAGAGATTAAAACGCTAATAGGTTCTTTAGATAGTAAAGAATATAACTATAAATGTAAGGATGAACCAATACACAGTTTTTGTGATTCTAAAAAATGTGCACTACAAGAGTTTGGTGTCGGAGATAATGTTCCTGCTCCTGAAATTGCAGAAATAAGAAAATATGATTCTGACCCACCAATATACTTTGCATCAATAGATGGTGAAAGTGTAGAGGTAGATGATGCAACACTACATGATCCAGAGAAGTTTTCTTTGGCTTGTATGAATCAAATAGGTAAACCAATGATGCCTGTGCCAAAACATATGTGGCGAAGATTATTAATAAAATTATTTGCAAACTTAGAAACCATACCTGCACCAGACTCATCTAAAATAGACGTACAGCTAAGAGAGATATTAGCAGACTATATAAATAAAACTCCTGGTAAAGAAATTAAAGATGTTATGAGAGGCATTGCATTTACAGATGTAGATGGTTTTACATATTTTAAATTTAAAGACTTTTGGAAGTTTTTATTAAAAACAAAGTCTTGGGCAGAAAGAACTTATCCTAAACAAAAAACAATGAGACTATTGCAATCTTTATTTGAGGCAAAAGAAGACACGCCTAAAGTAGGCGTAAAAACTGTGAGGTTATTAAAAATGCCTACAGTTAAATTAGAAAGACCTAATCCTAGGACAACTAAGGTAGAAAAATCACCATGGCTATAGTAAAAAAAATAATGGGTCCTCCAGGGACTGGTAAAACATTTAGATTAATAAATCATTATTTAAAAAAAGAATTAGAAGAATATCACACTGATCCAGAAAAAATAGTATACATAACATTTAGTAGAGCTGCAGCAGAAGAGGCAGAAGAAAGAATTGTAGAATTGTTTCCTAATAAAAAATTAAAATATATATCTACAATGCATGCCATGGGCACGGCTGAATGTGGTATCGATACAAATACTCGTTTATTAAAAGGTAAAAAATGGAATACGTTTAAACAAGAATATCAAGAATGGGCGAACATATCTTTTGAAACAACAGTCGATGCAGCAGGTAATCCACGATATCAAAATACTCATCTACAAGTAATACAATACGCAAGATCTAAATTAATACCTATAGAGAGTGCAGCCGTTGAATTACAAAAACATCATGACATAGACGTAGATACAACTATACAACTAGAAACAGATTTAAGATCATTTAAAGAAGGAACAGGTATGATAGAGTTCTATGATATGATCAACAAGTTTGTCGAGGAAGAACGATGTCCTCCACTCGATGTCATCTTCCTCGATGAAGCCCAAGATTTAAGTCCACATCAATGGAAATGTTTTGATTATATAAAACAAAACTGTAAGAGAGGATACATGGCAGGAGACGATGATCAGACTATTTATGGGTTTCAAGGTGCTGACCCTAATTGTTTTATGGAACAAGAAGGTGATAGAGACGATCAAGAATTATCACGAAGAGTTCCAAAAAGTGTTCACAATGTAGCCGTGAAGATATTAGATAGACTTAACGTTAGAATAAAAAAGAATTGGATACCAAGAGATGCAGAGGGGGCAGTATATTATAATCAAATATTAGAGGAGATTGATTTTTCTAAAGGTAAATGGATGGTATTAGCTAGAACCAATAAATTATTAAGTAACATATCTGAGCACTTCTACTCTCTAGGATTAAGATTTACTGGTAAGACAAACAAACATTTACCTAACCCAATACTAGAGGCGTATCAAGTATGGATTAGATTAAACCAAGGAGCTGTCGTAACTCCTGAAGAGGCACATAAATTATATGAATGGTTGTTGGTTAAAAAAGGACACGTTGCACGTGGTTACTCAGATGGTAGGAGCGTGCTTCGAGAAACGAGCGTCAGCTTAAATAAATTAAAACAAGACCACGGTCTACTCATAGAGGGCGACTGGAAACAATTAAATTTTCCTGAAGACACCAAAGAATATATGCAAACATTATTAGAAAGAGGAGATACCTTAATGAAAAAATCAAGAATAGAATTATTAACTTTACATGGATCAAAAGGTAAAGAGTGTGAGAATGTATGTTTATTTACAGACTATGGCACAGAGGGGCAAGATGAATTTATATATAGAGCAGCATATGAAGATCCAGATCCAGAACATAGATTATTTTATGTTGGCACAACAAGAGCAAAAGAAAATTTATACATAATGCAGCCATCATCAGATTATCATTACACAATAGGAGAACCAATAGTATGAAACCATATGACAAACAAATTTCTGGTGCACACTACATTAGCTTTAAAATACAGCCAGCTAAATTCATAAACGACAACAAGTTGCTTTTTGCAGAGGGCAATGCTATAAAATATATATGTAGACACCCATGTAAGGGGAAAAAGGATGATATATTGAAAGCAATACATTATCTAGAAATGATACTTGAACGAGATTATAAATAATGTTTGAAGCACAAACAGAGTGGATAAGTCCTGAATCATTTCCTGATCTTAAGAACCACAAATATATAGCGATTGACTTAGAAACTAGAGATCCTGGTTTAAAATCAAAAGGCTCTGGCGCGTTGATAGGCGAAGGGGAGATTGTGGGTATAGCTGTGGCTGTTGAAGGATGGTCTGGTTACTATTCTTTTGGACATAAAGAGGGAAATTTTTTTGATGAATCTGTTGTTATGAAATGGATTAAAGAAGTTTGTGCGTTACCCTCTGTTAAAATATTTCACAACGCCATGTATGATGTATGTTGGCTTAGGTCGTATGGTGTTAAAATAAATGGCCATATTGTTGATACAATGGTTATGGCATCATTGATAGATGAAAATAGATTTTGGTATTCTTTAAATAGTTTATCCTTGGACTATCTTGGACAAGTAAAAGATGAGACAGCATTAAAAGCTGCAGCAGACAAAGCAGGTATTGATGCTAAAGCAGAGATGTGGAAGTTACCTGCAATGTATGTTGGATCTTATGCAGAAAAAGATGCAGAACTAACTTTAAGTTTATTTAAAAAATTATCGAAAGAAATTAGATCTCAAGATTTGACAAAAGTATTTGATCTTGAAACACAATTGTTTCCTTGTTTAATAGATATGAAATTTAAAGGAGTGCGCGTAGACGTTGAAGCTGCTCATAAATTAAAGCAGCAGTTAGTTGAGCAAGAAAAAAAATGCTTACAAGAAGTAAGTAAAGTAGCAAAAATAGACGTTCAAATATGGGCTGCAAGATCGATTGCCAAAGTTTTCGACAAATTAAAAATAAAGTACGAAAAAACGATAAAGACTGAGGCACCTTCATTTACTAAAAACTTTCTTTCTACTCATCAACATCCTGTAGTTCAAAATATAGCAAAAGCTAGAGAAATTAATAAAGCACATACTACATTTATAGATACAATTATCAAGTATCAATACAAAGGTAGAATACATGCAGACATTAACCCTATTAGAGGAGATAGTGGAGGAACTGTGACTGGTAGATTTTCATATTCGAATCCAAATCTCCAACAAATTCCAGCGAGGAACAAGCAGCTAGGGCCTATGATTAGATCTTTATTTATACCAGAAAATGGCCATAAATGGGGTTGTTTTGACTACAGCCAACAAGAACCTAGACTCGTGGTTCACTATGCTGCTACTAAATTTAAAGGTGATGAAGAAGTTGTAGACATAGTAAATAGATTTCAAAACAATGCGGTAGACTTCCATCAGATAGTTGCGGACATGGCAAAAATATCTAGAACACAAGCAAAGACAATTAACCTTGGATTGTTTTATGGTATGGGTAAAGCAAAACTACAAGCAGAGTTAGGTCTCTCTACAAAGGAAGAAGCAACAAAATTATTTAATAAATACCATGACAGTGTGCCTTTTGTAAAAGATCTTATGGATTCAATATCTAGAGATGGCGCAGCATTTGGATACATAAAAACTTTTGGTGGTAGAAAATGTAGGTTTGATAAATGGGAGATAGCAGAATGGAACAACGGTAAGTTTACTGCACCGATGAGTAAAGCAGATGCAGAAGCAGCATATTTTAAAAAATATCCAGAGGCCACTAAACCAAACATTAGAAGAGCAATGACTTATAAAGCTTTAAATAAATTAATTCAAGGTAGTGCCGCGGACATGACAAAACAAGCTATGTTAAATTTATATAGGGAGGGTATTGTACCGCACATACAAATACACGATGAATTAGACATTTCTGTAGAATCGGGTAGCAATCAACACAAAAAAATTATTGAGATTATGGAACAAGCTGTTACATTAAAAATCCCCAATAAAGTTGATTTTGAATCAGGAGATAACTGGGGGCAAATAAATGGATAATTATAATGGCTTACTTAAACTCAAACATACCAGCGACTTACGCTCAAATAAGAAAAGAATATTTATACGATTGTAAAAAACATCATGGAGAAGTTGAAGACTGTATTATCTTTGGTATTAGCTCTATTGCAGGTAGCGCACTTTTATTTCATGC